CTTTAAATTTTCATTAGCAAGCGTTACTCGTTGTGCCATACTCATGATATTAGGGTCTGCTACAGGTATCACATCTACTCTATCATCAAAATCGGCAACTTTTACTGCACGATCTGCGTTATATACTGAATAAGGATAGACAGGAGGTAAGTAATCTGCAAATACTTTAGCTAATAATCTAAATTCTTGTCGCATTGCATAGTAACAACGCTTGTGAATAGCACTCATGACCCTCGAACCACGTTCTAAGAGTGCAATCGTAGTGCCGACCGCTCTATTTTGTGCATCTTCTCCTAATTGCATGTCAGCAATAGCAGCAAATCGCTGTCCTGCTTGAACACAAAAGCCCATTAATTGAAATAAAGTCTGACTTGGTTCTTTAAAAGGTAAAATTTGGAACTGATCTCTGATATTTCCGCCTGGTGCGTCCACATCTCTGAACTCTCCTGGCTGAAAGGGTTGGTCATCATCCCTGATTCTAATACCACGGCTCTTGAATCCCGCTGGTAAGTTCGCTAACGTACCTGCATCTAACAATTGTCGTAGTGCAGTAGTAGCAGATCGGCTTAATCCACCAATCATATGAATTAATCCAAAGCCATAAAAGCCTAATCCTGGTAAAAATTTGAAGTGAACAAAGTATTCTTTACGTCTTTTTAGTTCATCGTCTTGTGCGTAGTTACGATAAATAGATAAAATCTCTTGAGAGCCTTCATCAATGGTAATAATGTAAGGAACTTTAATTTCTTTTTCATCGGGTCTAGGTAAACCATCTTTTTCAAATTCTTCTAAACTTAAATCTACATGCATTTCTAGAATATTTAATTGATATTCTTTATCGCTACTTGGTTTCACACCTTCTAGTTCGTTTAATTTATCTTGGATGGTATTTTGTTGTGTTGATTTTGGTATTAATTCTACATCTCTATAGAAACCAGACTTCTGTTGTTTGAGTACATCATTCTCACTCATCTTCACAACATGTGTAATTCGTTCGCAATCCATTAAATCGGTTGCGTAATAAGGAACAATTAAATCTTCTGCTGGTACAAATTTAGAAATAGCTCTTTGTTTTAATTCATCATAGTAAATTTTTTTAAAAGCAGATCCAGCTAGTGGTAAATAAAATAATAATTGATCAAAGTCAGGAGTGTACTCTTCCATTTTTTCCATCAACATATAGTTCATGAAATCTTCTACACGTTCTGCTTGTTGTTTTACTTCAGGAGTTTCAGCCCCAACGACTTGCGTACGTACAGGGCCATCACTCGGTAGTAATTCTTTATAAGCTTGTGCTTGGAATTGTGTTACTGCTTCTGCTAACAAGGGATGAGTTACACCCGATGCTCCAGAAAAAGGACGTGTTTGATCGTTATATTTAAAACCTAATAATTCTAAACCTTGGGTATAAGTTTTTTCCCAATCGGCTCTCGATACTTTGTCTTTATGGTAGTCTTCCAACAATTGAGAAGCGATACGAGCAAGCGTACGCTCGTCCATGTCTTCTGCTAAGTTATCGTAAAAGGCTACCTGCTCATCAATCGCCTGACCTAATTCTTGAATTTGATCTTGCTCTTCTTCAGGTAACTCTACGTCAACTTCTTCCATTTCAACTTCCTCTATAGGAAGTTCATTGTTGTTGTCGACTTGTGCCATATTAGCAAATCTTAGTTGGTTTACTATATCCTATTTTTGTTTTAACGTGAACGGATCCACCTTTTTTATATCTTGGATTTTTCATTCCAGTTCTTGCTTCGTTAATTGCTTTTACTTTTGCATTGAATGCTGCTCTATCTGGACTCATTACTGGGCCTCTAGATTTCATTGCAATGCTAGCTTTTCTTTCTGCTTCAGCTTGTCTAAATGCATCAACACTTCCTCTTTTAGGTGTGCTCATGTATTCATCTTCCATTGCTTGAGATGCTTGTGGTACTTTTGGTAAATACTCATCTTCCATTAATTGAGATGCTTCAGGTGTTTTCTTACCCATTTTAGATAATGCGTATGCTGCACCTAAACCTGCTAATACTTTAGCAGCTTTTTTAAAATTTTTTGCCATGGTTATTCTCCTTAATTTGTTATAACAGTTATTATATTAACATGCAAACGAATTAAGGACTATACTTATAGTAGATCTTTGATGTAATCTTTGCCCTTTGAAATAAAAGCACCTGTTTTAGCTTTTGCTACTTTTTGGCCTGTGCCATAAGAACCTGGTGCATAACTACTTAATCCAGCCATATTTTCTTTACTCCATGTAGATGGATTTCCGCCTGTTACATTAAGTTGAGAAAATATATTTTTAAATTCAGGTGAGTTTATCATCTTAGTAATTAAACCACCTATACCAGCTTTTTTTGTTTTCATTATAATAAATCCTTGATGTAATTCTTGCCTTTACCTACAATAAAACCGCCAGTTTTCTTTTTGCCACCAAAAGTCCAACGAGCTCCTATATTAAATGATTTGCCTCCCGTTTTCTCTTTTCCTGCACCAGCAAAATAAGTAGAGCCTGAGTCTGTTTTGTATTCTGCTTGTATATCTTTTCTTGATGATTTTGGAATAGGTATGTTTTGATATTCAGAATCTGATTTACTAATATTAACTTTAAATTTATCTCCTTTACCAAAGGTAATATTTTTTCTTGTATCTGTTCGTTTTGGTTCCATTACATCGTCACCAATTTGAGAAACACTTGCGCTAGGCTCTATGTACCAAGGTTCTGATTTTTTTTCAGGTTGTGATTTTTTTTCAGCCATTATAATAAATCTTTAATATAGTCTCCGCCTTTGGTAATAAACGCACCACCTTTAGCTTTTTTCATTTTTTTAGATTGCCCTGCTTCAGACAATGCAATAGCAATAGCTTGCTTTGGATTCGTAACTTTTTGTCCAGAAGAAGATTTTAGTTTCTTTGCTTTAAACTCTTTCATGACTGTACGGATTTTCTTTTGACCCTTAGTCATTCCACCTTTTTTAAATGAACCTTCAGTAGCAGTTCTTCTTTTAGCTATTTCATCTATAAGAGGTTTTTTCCTTTCATAATCATACTCTCTCATTTCTTTTTCTCGTTCTTCTTTAATTTTTTTAAATTTTTCTTTGGTGTCTGCTTCTTTATTTCTTTCGTCAGAAATAATTTTTGCTTTTTTAGCAAGTTGTTTATTGCTTAATTTTTTATTGTCTACATCTGATGCAAAATGATATATATTTATGTCATCTTTTGGCATAAAGCTCCTAATAATACTTATACTCTTTTTTATAATTATTTTTTTCTTCTTGATAATCTGATGATACATCAAAGAAGTTACCTTGCCTATATCTTAACACAGCTTGAGTGGTGCTATCAACATAGTCATCATGCTGGCCATGGGGAAAGGCGGCACATTCCTCAATAACCTCATCTGCAAAACGTTCTCCCTCTGGATACCATATGGACCCTGATTCAAATAGAGGGGCTGTAGCATTTACTCTGGTATGCTTATCTTTTCCTTTGCTAGGAACAAAAGGAATTACTGGTATACCCATTCTTCTAAATTCATGCATTAGGGGTTCCCCAGATGCTTTGGCCTCAATGATTACGGATTCTGGTTCCCAAAATCTATATTGTTCTAATGCAACATTTTTTAATTCAGGGAAATCAAATTTACCTTTCATAGCATCTAATAGCATTAAATGAGCTGCGCCTCCTTCTTGCGGATAAAATACACCCCACGTAGTAATAGCAGAATAGTCTGCAGTTTCTTTTGCACTAAACGCCGTATCATAACTTTGAATAACATGTTGTAATGCAGGTACATCTTTTTTCCATGGTCGCCACCATTCTCTTTTGATGATCGCACCTTCTTCTGATGTTGGGTTTTGCATATACTGTGCTGACCAGTTTCTAATTGGCAACGATGCTTTAACTTTTAGTAGTTCTTCTTTTTCCCAAAATTCTGGCCACACTGGGTTCCCTGATTCTAACAAAGCAGGAAAAGAAATTAATTTCCACTTATCTGCTTTTTCTTCT